TGCCTAGTATGAGGGCGTTGATGACAGCAGGTAAAGCCCTTAAAGATAATAATATAGCAGGATATAATTGTGCCTATCTTAGTGTAGACCATCCGAAAGCATTCGATGAATGTCTATATATACTAATGCACGGGACTGGTGTAGGATTTAGTGTTGAGAGACAGCACATACAGAAACTTCCAGATGTACCTGAAGAAATATTTGATGTAGAAGATACGATAGTGGTGACAGATTCTAAAGAGGGTTGGCAATCTGCATTTAGAAAATTAATTTTATTTCTATATAACGGTGAAGCACCATTGTGGAATACATCAAAGGTCAGGGCTAAAGGTGCTAGACTTAATACATTCGGAGGTAGAGCTAGTGGTCCTGAACCACTTATTGATTTATTTATGTTTACTGTACAAATGTTTAAGGATGCAGTGGGTCGTAAATTAACATCTTATGAATGTCATAGACTTATGGCAAAGGTTGCAGAAATAGTTGTGGTCGGTGGTGTTAGGCGTTCAGCCCTTATTAGTCTATCTAATCTAACAGATGAGCGTATGCGTAATGCCAAGACCGGACAATGGTGGATAGATACGCCAGAGATGGCACTAGCAAACAACAGCGTATGCTATACAGAGAAACCCGACATAGGTATCTTTATGAAAGAATGGCTATCACTGTACGAATCAAAGTCTGGTGAGCGTGGTATTTTCAATCGAGAAGCCGCCATTAAACAAGTAGAGAAGTCTGGAAGAAGAGATCCAAATCATCAGTTTGGATGCAACCCATGTTCAGAGATTATACTTCGAGATGGGCAATTCTGCAATCTTACTGAAGTTGTAATTAGAAATACTGACTCACAGAAGGACATATTAAGGAAAGTGAGATTAGCTACTATACTTGGTACACTCCAAGCATCACTGACAAATCTTAGAAGACTCAGAAAGAAATGGGTTATCAATACAGAAGAAGAAGCACTATTGGGTGTCTCGCTTACTGGTATTATGGACAATGAATTTATGAATGGTAGTTCCAAGAAGCTTGTGTCGGAGTGGCACGGTGGTATAAACCTTCCAGATTTCCTTTTGAAATTAAAGAAGGAAGCAATAAAAACTAACAAGGAGTGGGCTGGTTTATTAGGAATCAATCAAGCCACATCCATTACTGCTATAAAACCTAGTGGTACTGTCAGTCAACTGGTAGATTCAGCGTCAGGTATCCATCCTAGACACAATGATTACTACTTGCGTAGAGTTAGAGCAGACACCAAAGACCCTATCGCACAACTGATGAAGGATGAGAGTGTACCCTGTGAGCCTGATGTTATGAAGCCAGAGAGTGTTGTGGTATTCACATTCCCTATGAAAGCACCAGAGGATGCAGTGTTGAGAGATGATAGAACAGCAATAGAACAACTAGAACTGTGGCTCACCTATCAAAGATACTATTGTGAACACAAACCAAGCATAACAGTGAATGTCAAAGAACATGAGTGGATGGAAGTTGGGGCTTGGGTGTACAAACATTTTAATGAAGTAAGTGGTGTAAGCTTCTTACCACACTCAGACCACAGTTATCAACAAGCTCCATATGAGGACTGTACTGAGGAGGTTTATCTTGAGGCTCTTGCTGTTATGCCTGAGTCTGTAAACTGGTCTAGAATAGAAGAGTATGAACTCACAGACACTACAAGAAGTATGAAAACTATGGCGTGTACTGGAAGTGTTTGTGAGATGGTTGATTTAGTCGAAGAAGAGAGGGAGATAGAATGAAAACAGTAGCATTAATAATTGTACTACAATTTATAGTAACATTACTTACAGGTTGTAGCGTTATGCAGGACAAGATGGATGAGATGAGTGGATTAAGTTGTGCACCACCTATTCATTCTATATGTGAACCTAATGAGTCCTTACTTATTTGTGATTCAGCAGATAAGAAAGACTGTTATGGGTGGATACTCTAAGTGTCCGAACTTGGGCAAGTAGAATGTAGAAGGTGTGGGGAATTGAAAGACTCTTCCCATTTTAGCAAGGGTCAGATAGAAAATCCTAACAGGGTTTGTAAGCCTTGTAGAAGTAATTTAAACAAGACTTGGAAAAAATCTAATCCCGGCTATATGGATAGATGGAGGTACAACCTTTCTGTTAAAGATAAGGAAAGGATTAGTGAGAAGCAAGGGGGTACTTGTGCCAATGAGAATTGCCAGTATGGGTTAGATGATGATCATAAGTTGTATGTTGACCATTGTCATGAAACTGGTAAGGTCAGGGGTCTATTGTGCCACCACTGTAATACTGCACTTGGACTTCTCATGGAGAGTCCTGAGAAAATATCAGGTCTCATGTATTATGCAAAGAGGCATAGTAATGTTTAATAATAAAGGAGTATATATGTTAGAAAAAATAAAAGGTATTGCCGATGGTGCGATAGATGTTGGCATTAAGTTAATCAGCTTATCAATTGTATTACAAATTATCTTCGGTCAGAAGGTAGCTTTCCTAACAGGAAATGTTATCGGCTCTATACTGGATATAGTTTGGACGTTAGGTAATGCTGGCTTGGCTGGCTTAATTGCTGCAGGTATTATCTGGAAACTACTAGATAAAGATATAACAAACGAACTATCTAAGTAGGGGATATATACATGGAACAATTAACAGACCTAGCAAAAAAAGTGTTAGAAAATAAATCATTAACCATCTTCTTAGGAATTGTCATAGTGGCATTATTCTTTGGATGGATAGGTGGTTGATAAACTAACCAAGAAACAAGAACCCGGTGGTCTTATCAAGAAGGATAGGACTGCCGAACTTTACAGGAAATTGAATAAAAAGAAACCAAGACCACTTTGGAAAAGGGATTGGAATAAATAGGAGGTTTATGTCTAGTTTATCAAAAAGTGATATAGAAGAGGCTTTCATGCCAAAAGATGAGTGTTCAATATGTGGTAGTGAATATGATGAAGAAGCAGGTGGAGTTCAAGGGTATTTTGGTATATGCCCTGTTACTTTTTGTGAGTGGTGTTACTCCTCTATAGTAAGCATGGTGTCGATACATCTAGGAATAGATGACGACTACTATGAGAGGGAGGAGTAGACTATGGGATATAAACTTAATAACAGTTGGAAAGGTAAGGTAAGAAAAGCAGATTCTAAATGGGAAGGTGAACTAAGGGACGGTATTCTATCGTCTTGTGAGTATCATCCTGAGAAGATACCATATACTATTGATCATCATTATCACCCCGATTTTAAGATAGGCGATACTCTGGTTGAGGCTAAAGGTAGATTTATAGACTCTGCTGAAGCTCGTAAGTATCTCTATATAAGGGATGCTCTACCATTTGGTACTGAATTAGTTTTTTTATTTTATAACTACAAAACGCCTATGCCAAGGGCTAAAGTTAGAAAAGACGGAACTAAGCGTACACATGGTGAGTGGGCATCTAAGAATGGTTTTAGATGGTTTACGGAGAGTACTATAACTAAAATTTTAAAGAGAGGTAATTATGGAAGAGATAATGGCGAAAGTGACAATACAGACAACTGATGTTAATTCGCCAGTTGTTAATACTACTATCTATGAGATAGAAGATATTCCTCTAGAAGAGAAAGAACTTAGAAATCTTCTCGGCTTTCTAATGGAAGCTAAGAATGGTCCTTTCATGCCAGAGGGAAAAGAAGAGGAAAAAGAAAAGGAAAAACCTCTTGAGATTGTAACTGACGATAAGTCGTAGAAAAATTAAGGTCACAAATTGGACAATTAATGTCTTTTTTGTGACCTTTTTTTTCGCTTGAGCTTAGTAGCCTCTTTCTCTCTTGACTTGTGCTACAGTTCTTTGAGCCATAACTCTCAACTCATTACACTCTTCAATAGGAATACCTGACTTTTTATTCAATCTGTATTCGTTATTAATCATCCAAGTATTACATCTAGGAGTCCCTGCAAGCTTCAGTGGACCTCCAGACTCCCTTAACATATACTCATCGGTGTAACCTTTATGAGCCAATATATTATGGTCTTTATAAACACCTTTGTTTCTCGCCATGTTAACCTCCTCTTATGACATTTTCCATAGTAACATCATCACCTCGACTGCTAACCCTTTCCTTTATCTCAGCACCTTTTGGTGAGAACATATCATTAAACCCAATATTCTCTATTGGACCTCCAACTTCAGCTGGAAGTTCCATAGATTTAGGATTGTTTCTATCTATATAGTATCCAGATCTAAAGCCGTCAACAGCATCCATCGGATCAGGCATTACTTCTCTTAGATGGGTTTCAATATCTTTTATAATTTGAGGTATAGGTATACCAGTAGCTTCATGAAGAGCATCAATCATCTCTTTTCTGAGATTATACCCGTTATGTAAGTCTTTAAATACTTTACCAGCTAATTGTCTGAAGACATCTACATCTGTAGGTCTTATAAAGAAAGCATCATGAACCACCATAACAGGTATCCCTAATTTTTTAGCTTCCACTACAAGCATTTGTAAAAACCCAGCATCTATATTATGGGTTGCATTAGGTGCTAATGCACCATACATGTTTCTTTGATCCTCTACACCAAGAGGTCCCTCTTTTAACATTCTACCTTCAACAGCTAGTAAACCTAAATCTTCAGGGGCTTTCCCATCGTCTATGGCTTTTTGATAAGCCTGCCTAGTTTTGAAGTCATCCGGAGCCATTGCGGCTATCTCTATATCATAATATTGAGCCTTTGCGTCTTTAGTTTTATCACGATATTCAGGAGTACCGTCTGCCTTTATACGACCAGTTTTCTCTCTTGAGGTAGTAGTTTTGGTTTTAATATCAGGTACACGACTTGGATTAATTACTCCCCTCATCCTTTCAGTAGTAGTAGCATATATTGTAAGGTCAGAAACACCACCGAAAGGTGATTTTACTAGAAGAGGTTTTCTAGTTATAGCCCCAGTCCAAGCATTTTCATATATTTTACCAAAACCCCTATTCCATTCTCTAAATTCAAATTGAGTCTTCAACCCTTTTTCTAAAGCTGACTCCATTGCCGACCAATGTTGATTCATAAAATCTGTGGGGTCTACCCCCATTTCTTTCATCTGCAGTCTATTTCTAGAAGTTAGCTGTTCAAAAAGTTCATTCTTAAGTCTAGCCATACCAGCACCATAAGGTATCTTCATTACTATTGGTTTTGTAACTCCCCTGCCAGATTTCATAAAAGCCTTTGTTGCTTCTTCAAATGCTTTAGCTTTAGCAGGGTCTGACAATGCTAACTCTTTTAAGTAGCTTCTCCAAAAACCATCGTAGTCAATACTTATATCTCTATATAGGTCTGGGGCTACTGATTCAGGAGCAACACCAGCATGTAAATCTGCCAGTTCATCATTGGTAAGAAGTCTTTTAACACCTTGTGATTCAGAAAATACACTTGTTTTAAACATAGTATCTACGTCACCATATTGGGCTCCTATGTGCTGGGAACCAGACTGTGGTGCATCAAACTCTAAAGCAAAAGTAGACCTGTATGCTTGACGTGAGGGTTCCTCGACAGACATAACACCAGCTTGAACAGGACCAGAATCAGATATATTTGTAAGAGCAGTACCTTTTTCAAAAAGCTCACGCTGTTTAGAAGGTGTATCATAAGCCCTTCTTATTCTTCCAATCTCTAGTAATGCAGAAACATAAGGACCAGCATCCCCCCTATTTCTTAACCACTTTGCTTTATTTTTATAATTTCTAAGAGCTTTTTCATCATCTATGCCTTTTTCAAAAACCTCTAAAAGTTCCTTAGCTCTTCTTAGATATTCATTTTCATTCTTCTTAAAGTAAGCATATCTTTCTAATCCAGAAACCTCAGACTTACCAATCTTGGCACCAGCGATAGGAAAATCTTCAAAAAGAATAAGGTCGTCAACAATCCTGTGAAATGATTGGTCACCGTATGTTATATCAACCCCTAGTTCTTTTGGAAATCTAAACATATGTCTTACAAAACCACCAGTTTGTACATTAGCCCCTGATGGGTCTATTGCATATACCCTGCCTCTATAATCAAATTTGAACAGTGTATGTACTTCAGCATCATCTTGTAAATCAAATCTTCTCTCTATTTCCTTTATTAGTCTTTTTCTAATAGACCGTTGAGATGTTTGAACTTCTTTTCTAATAGATTGACCACTATATATATCTAAAAGATCATCAACTATGTCATCTATTTTTCCACCTTTAGTTCCAGATCTTGAATCAAGAGATGCTTCTTTATAAGCGTCTGTAATTTCTTTTCTTATTTTATTTGCCTTTCCGGGTTTAAAGGCATTTACTTTTTCTATTGCAGTCAAAGGTGGCTCACCTAATTCAGCCCTTAATTTATCTTCCATAGCTATATGGTGGGCTTTATGTTTAGCAATGTCTTTAAAGTAGTTTATCACCAAGCCCATCTCTTGAGGTTCCAACCCAGACTCTTCTAGAGCTCTATTAAATTGAAGGTTAGTCATACCTGAGTCTCTAAAGAAACCCTCACCTGAGAAGAATTTCCATCCTGCAAATAAAGCTTTGTCTACCCCCACTGGAGTCTCATTTAATATATTAAGGGTTTCAGGGTCAAACCAAGACATAGAGTATTTACTTGTAGCTCTACCTGCTAAGAAATCTTCTGGTCTCATACCAAGAGGGGTTTCTGTAACCTTGCCATCTTTTACCACCCATCTCCCATGAGGTCTAATAGAAGGCAAAGCTGGGTCTAATGGTCCATCTAAGAGATCTATCCATCTCTTGCCATGATTTCCTTTTATACCTTTTTTTATAGAAGGTGTTCTATACCAGTTATCATAAAAATCTGAAGTAGTTAGTAAAAGTTCTTGTTGAGTTACCCCTTTAGCATTTTTTGTATAAGCTTTGTCTTCTGAAATAAGACTAGGTCTGTTTAATTTTAAAGGTCCCATAAAATCTTCAGGAACTCCTTTAGTAAGAAGATCTCTATTGTTACCAAAATTTCCTCTAGCCATAGTAATAAGACCTGAGGCTAATGCGGACCTGTCTTCTGGGGTAATTTTTCGTATCAAGTCTTTATCTTTATTTGGGTCGTATCCGGGACCTTGTTCATTTCTTTTAGTATCTTCAATT